ATATCAAATGAAGACTGATCTATTTCTATGAATTGCCATGGTTTTGGTACATTGCGCTGAGTTATGGTATCATTATTTCTAATCACATATTGTTTCTTGTTAGCTGCTTTATAGGCTAATTTGTGTGATATTTTAGACAAAGCCTTGTTGATATCATTGTATTTGACATGATGTCCATCGACATAATCAAACAATATCGTCTCGAATATCTTCAGCTGAAAAATTTGTAAGAAACAGCGAATAGGTGTGTCATTCCATATGAGTCTGGCTGGCTTGTTAGATTTCCTTAAGTCTTCCATTTTCAATTCTAAACTCACGGGGTTTGTTCGGTGCATGTCATAACCGGCTTGAGCTAACATATCATCATAACCATTAATGATATCGTTTACTCTTTTGTCTGACCAGTTTTTGGGTAATAATTCTTTTAGTTCTTTGGATGCTAACTGTTTATAAGCAGATTGTATGTTCTCTTCGGTAAACCAATTGTTCAATATGTACTCTGAACATTGTTTGTATGTTTGATAAGTTTCAGTGTTTATCTGGCATTGATATTTAACAGTGGTTCTCTCGTTAATAGCGTTCATGGCGTTGATAGCAGAAGTGGTGTTATAAACGTAAGGTTGACTGATCACCATCGAGGTTATTGGTAATGATTTGACTTTCTTAGTGCTAACTGGGCTAATAGCTTCTAAGTTTATCTTGGCTTTAACAGTAGTGCCTATAGGCATTTCCTCAGTCATAGTTGGTTGTATAATTTGTTCTACCACTCCTTTTTCATTTATATCACGAATTTTAACTGGTATTCGTTTTTCCGTAGATGTTGCTTCTTTGTTTACTAATCTAAAATCATGATCCAATCCATATTTACACAATTTCTTATACATAAAAGGTAGGTGCATAGTGGGTATTATTATAAGTATAGCGTATTTAATGTTTCTTGTGTAATAGATTATGGTGATCACTATTAATAACGTAGCTATCATGCTAGTAAATGTTTTAACATTGAACTCATAATCAAACAATTGTTGTTGTGATCTTAAGGTTGTGTAGACCACTAGGGCTTCATACATGTGTACTGCGTGAGTGAAGTCATTTGTCTTTGTAAGATCGTTATCAATTTCTAATTTATTCAACAATTCTGTTTGTTTGCATGACAAGCGAGCTTGTCTTAATTGCCGTTTTAAGGATACATAGTTGTTTTTATTGATGTACAGTTTTACGGTTATATTACCATAATCGGGTGTTGTACAACACAACTTGCAGTATTTTGGTATAGTCATTTGACAATATGCGTATGTGTTGAGATCATGAGTACCTACCTCCTGCCATCTCATGCTGTTACAGGTGTAACACATGGTAAGGTCATTTTGGAGTTGCTCAGTAACTCTAATGTCTCGAGTCTTTAACATTGTGTGATTACCCAGAAGTCCTTGCGGTTGTTCTGTGGTAAAAGCTCAAAGAATGGTCTTTGAG